AACGTGGTTTGAGCCATGATTTTTCCTTACATGCAAGTTGGGCGTATCTGTCTGCATGTCGTCAGCCGGGACTGTCAGATACACCGGAAAGCCCGGAATGAATGCAATATACACCAAAAGAAAAAGGGGCACAAGGCCCCTTTTTCATCGTCTTATCAGGTCGAACCCGAAGAGCCATAAATGCCGCGAGGGTCAGACCAGCCGAAGCTGTAACGCTCACGAGCCTTGTACCGCACGTTACCGGTATCAAAGTCGCCTTCGAAGGCGGTCTTGATGGGCGAACGCTGGAACATCTTGAGGCCGTTAGGGGCATCAGTGATGAGGAACCAAGCGTTGGTGTCGGTCAAGAAGTGGTTGACGCAGTAACCTTCGGGAATCAAGCCCATGGACTTGATCGCGTTGATGTCATTGTCAGCCGTGGAAGTGCGCAAGGTGCTCTTCATCAGGCGCTCGGCCGTGAATTGCAGCTCCTTAGGAACAACCATCTTGCGGGCAGTCAAGGCAACCTTCAATCCGCGCTCATCGGTGAACGCAGCAATGTCGATGATGCCCTGCTCTAGGGAGGTTTCGTTCAAGTCGGCCTGGGTTGTAGGCGTATTGGCGAAATTGGGACCCAGAGCGGTGGGGTGGTTGGTAGCGCACAGAGCAACACCGTCACCACCGGCGTAAGCGCCGCCAGTGAAAGCGTTGTTCAGGACGTTTGCACCCTTGACCTGTTTGGTCTGAGACATGGAACGAGCCAAAGCCTTGGTGTAGCGGCCAGAGAGGCGGTCGTAGAGGTTATCTTCAACAGCTTCTTCGGTCAGCGCGAACGCCATGGCGATGGTTTCGTGGGTGTAACGAGCAGTGAACGATTCCAAAGCGGTATCGTACTGAACGCCTGCACCCTCGGTCTTCACCGGAGCGGTACCGAAACCAGTCAGCATCACTTCTTCTTCGAAAGCACGATCGGAAGTCTCAATAGAGAAAATCTCTTCGTGTTCGTTTTCGTAACGCTTGTACTCAATGCCAAACAAGGCATTCAGACCCGGCTCAAGTTCCTTAACGAGTTGTGAACGTGTAATTGCCATGATTAGACTCCGTCAGAGGCAACACCAACACTACCGTATTGATGTTGATTAAGTTTCACAACCACCTGTGCATAAGTGCCCAGCTCATTGTCCGGAGTGGCGGACAAGCCGACAATCTTCATGGTCAATGCAGCGGTCTTTGCAATCGAGGCGGAACCAAGGCTACCGTTGGAAATACCAGTGGTAGTGCTACCGGTGGTAGAGGCGGTGGGATCAGCGTTCTTGCCAAGGTTGGCTTGAGTCACTGCACCGTCAGCTTGCACCAGGAACAACTGGTTGGGATCATCAACGACTTCGCATTCAATGATGCCAGACGTGATGTCAATACTACCGGGGTAGAAGTTTTTCCAAGTTGGTTTTCCTGAACGAGTTGGGTCGTTGTACTGAACACCGTTGAATACGCCCGTGGGGGCAGTATGCGTGGCGGCATCGTACTTAATGATGAAACCATCAAAGACGACAACTATGTCGCCCTGAAAAATGGCCCCTGCCTGGTTGTCAGCAATTTGATACCCGTACTGTTTCTGTGCACCAGTAGCGGACAAGTTGCCAAGCGGACGCAGACCAAAGGGCTTATTCGTGTTTGCCATTTGAAGCTCCTAAAAGGTTGTGGATACCGGTATTACCGGGGTCCGAAAGTCGTCCTTGAACTTCTCTCGGGGGTTTCAATGCGCATTGTAGAGTGAGCGTTTTCTCGCATCATCTCATTGTCCACTGCCATCATCTGGTCACGGGCCCTCTGTCGGAAATAAGCATTGCGTTCTTCAGCAGTCTCGTTGGGAATCTTAGCCAGGAGCAAGCCCCCGACTGAAACAACCCCTGCGTGCTTACCTTCTTCAACGGTAGGCAGCATGGCACGATACTCTTCAGGCAGTTCTTCCAAGCGCACGAGCTCATAACCTTCGCGCATACTGCTGTAAACGTTTTGCTTATCACTGAAACCGTTGACTTCTGCACGAATCCAACGGTATCCATATCCCTCAGGGGGCGGTGGTGTATCCAAGCGTGAAGGTGGTTTCCATGGCTTGCGGCGAGCGTCTTTTTCGCGGGCTGTGACCGTGCGAGCAGCTCTGTCGATGGTAAGTTTTTCGCTCATGTTCACTCCTTAACGTACTTGGCGTATTCCTCGATAGGAACACCCAGTTTCTTTGCAATGGCAACCTGACTCGGCGAAAGCCGGACAGTACGGCGTGCGTTATTGATCCCCGAACTACGGGTGGCAGGTGCAACAGCAGGCACGGAACGCTGTTGTCTGGTTGATTGGGCAGAGTTTTGGCTCTGGAACTTGTTCGGAAACTCATCGCGGAGTCTACGATCCAATTCAGTATAGTACTCATCCGAAGTGGGGTCAACACCCTCTTCTTCGATCAAGGACTGGTGGATTCCCCACGCAGCGTAGGTCAGCATTCTGTCCTTGCCAAACCACTCATTGCGAGATGCCCAATCTTCGGCCCGGGGGTCCGGTGCCCGCTGCTGGGGAGCCTGCTGCTGTGGCTGCGGGGCATACTGCTGCTGTTGAACCTGCTGCTGGAAGTTTTGCGGCTGAGACTGCTCCTGTAGCCAGGAGGCCACTTGGCGCTGCTCGCCGCCCAGAGCCGCTAAGCGCTCTTGGGCTTCGGTCTCAGTATCAATGTCGCCCTCTTCCCGGGCTTTCTTGATGATCTGCCGCAAAGCCGTCTGCTGGGTGTCCAAACGAGCTTTTGCTTCGTTCAGGCGGCTGTAGTCCGTCTGCACGAGCTTTTGTTGCAGCTCTTGGGTTCGGTTTTGCAGGCCCTTGGCATATTCCAAGGCTGCCTGCTCACGCCGCTCGGCCTCGCGCATGCGAGCCGTCAGCTTGGAAATCCGTTTCTGGACCCCCTCGTTGACAGAGTCCAGCTCATCTCGCTGGGACTGCTGCGCTGGGCTTGTGTCCTCTATTTCACGTGAAACAATTTCGTCTGAGCCCTCTTGTGGTTCGATGGATACGCTTGTAGCCTTCTCCCCCTCGCCAAGGTCAAACTCCAGTTGCTCATCATTCATCAGTGCTGTTGCCATATATCACCTCACATGTGCAGAATGTCTTCTGGGTCGTTTATCGTAGCGAGGATTTCATCATCGTTTAGGATGCGAATCTCACCTCCGTCAATAGCCATCCGCGCACCCGCATAACGGCCAAAGATGATCCAATCCCCCTCTTTACACCACGCTCCCTCAGGGAACTTGCCGGTGTCTTTGTAAGCCAGCGGTCCAACGGACAAGACGTACGCACAAGTGGTCGTCAACTGCTGTCTTTCGAGGGTTTCATGGGCTAATTCGATACCGCCCTTGGTCTTTGGAGCGCCCCGGTAGGGCAAGACCACAATCCGCCAGCCTGTTGGCTTTGGGAGGTGCACACGGATGTCTTCCGCATGCTTAATGTGCCCCTGTTTGGCTGCTTCAGCGGCGATTGCTGCGGATGCAGCGGCTTCAGCCTCTTCAACAGCCTGTTGGGCCCATTTTTCTTCTAACGCAGTCACTTCAGTCATTGGTCAGTCCTTTATAGGTTGGGGTTTTTGCTCAAAAGGTCTTTGACAGCCTCTTCAACAAACTTGTACCCCTCAAGACGGCCCATGAGGAAGCGATACTGCTCCATGTCCTTTGCGCCACCAGCTGTGACGAACTTTTCAGTGTCCGCACGCAACCGGCTAACGATAAAAAAGACTTGTTCGGCAAACTCAAGCATGGATTTCTCCGATGAAGCAGACAGAAAGGCCCCTGTCCGAGGGTGTTATGCATATTATGCATGAAGTTTACGCTATCTTGACCTTTTTAAATGCATCTTTACGATAAACGTACGTCACTTTAGGCGTTGTAACGGGTGTTTTGACCCTTTTGGGCCTCGCTGATAACTTTTTGGGTGCGGTCTTGGCTGCTTTGGCGGGCCTGGGTTGCATCTTTTGCTCCTTGCTGCTGTACTTTCATCTGGTCGAGCTGCAAACGGGCCTGATCGATCTGCTGATCGGCCTGTTTGTCCTGCTGATCAAGCTGCAAACGCTGCTGATCAAGCTGTGTGCGGGCCTGATCGCGCTGTCCGGCCTGCTGGAGCTCTTGTTTCTTCAGGTCCACCAACGGATCGCTCTGCGGGCCCGACAATTCGTCTTGCATCTTCTTCATTTCTTCAAAGAACTGGGTCACTTTCAATGCCACCATGGCCTCGCGCTGCAATGCGGAGACCAAGCGGTCAGGGTCAACGCCGTATTGCTTGAACAAATCGGCCTCTACTGCCTCTTCGGCCTTCAAGCGCAAGTGCTCAAAGCAGTGCTTTTGCAAATTCACAGCCACATTGGGCATGGAGGCCAACAGCGGGGACATGCCAAACATCAAGTGAGTCTTGATGTGCGCATCGTGCTGCTGACCAGCAAATGCTTTGAGCGGTGAGCCGTCCAAAGCCTGCGAGTTCTCGCTTGCAGGGTCCTTTGGCTTGTCCACGTTCTGTGTGGTCAAGATTTGATCGATGTCGCGCACCCCAATGGCCTGATACATGCGCCGATATGCCTCGTACATGTTGTGCATGTTGGGAGCGCTCTGAGCCAATTGCAACTGGGTCTGCGCCATGGTGATGCGCTGAGCCACAGAGAAGATGTTGGGGTCAGAGACCGGCAAAACATCCACGGCTTCGCTGAAGTCTGCCCGCTTGATGGTGCGGCTCTCTCCAGGGACTTCGTAGGGGTATTCATCTGGCAGGAATTCAGCAAAGCCCTCGGCCAGCAACTTGAACTCAATGCGCTGGCTGTAGTGCAAGCGCTTGTGGATGGCGGACATGACCGCGCTGCCCTTTTCCAGCAAGGCGATCGTGGTGCCCACAGCAGCGTTTTGGTTGCTGTCGCCTACCTGCATGTCGGTGATGCTTGCCAAGCGCCTTCCTGCGTCCACGCAGGCACCCAGCAGAGCAAACAATGTCTGGCTGGGCTCCTTGTACGGCAGGGGCAGCATGGAAGAGGTCAGCTCAGCGCCGCCAGCGTCCATCTCACGCCACTCACCCGGTTGCAAGGGGATGTCTTCGTTGGCAATGCGTGCGCCCTTAGCAACAAAGCCTGCGGGCAGGTTAGACAGCGTGCCCGAGTCAATCAACTGTTGCAGGGCAGCAGTTGCGGTCTTGGTCAGGCCACCAACGATGTGCAAAAAGCCCAAGCCATACGCGCCGGGGCCCTGCACGAGCAGGTAGTGCACATAGTATTGCCTGCGAGCGTAGGTTTTGTCGCGTTCTCTCCAGTTGCGGCGAACGCCGACAACAGCGGCAGACACTTCGTCAACGGTAATGATGTAGGGCAGCTTAATTCCAGAGGGCTCGCCGTCCTCATCCTTGTGCTCAAAGCCTGTCAGGTCCCAATCGACTTGGAATTCCAACAGGACGTTCTCTTCTTCATCGCCAGAAGGGGACACGCCCGTGGTGCGGTTCTTTTCCTTGACAATCTGGCTTTGTGCAATGTTGGCAACGGGCTCTGCTTGGTC